TGAACCTTACGGGCGTAGCATTGTAATTGTGCCTAATAAGTCCTTGGTTGAGCAGACTGAAGAAGACTATCTTAATTGTGGATTAGACGTAGGTGTGTACTTCGGCGACAGAAAGCAATTAGGTAAGACTCATACTATTTGCACTTGGCAAAGTTTAAATATACTTGACAAGAAGCACAAAGACGGCGCGGCAGTACTTTCGCTCGCTGAGTTCTTAGAAGGTGTGAGCACTATTATTGTCGACGAAGTACACATGGCGAAAGCAGAAGTTCTTAAGAACCTGCTTACTCGCAACCTACGTAACGCTCCAATCCGCTGGGGATTAACTGGCACAGTACCTAGAGAAAAGTTTGAATTTGAAAGTATTCACGCTAGTCTCGGTCCTGTTATCGGAGCAATAACAGCGAAAGAACTACAGGACAAAGGTGTGCTATCACAATGCCATGTTAATGTAGTTCAACTAATTGACACAGTTGCACATCGTGATTATCAAAGCGAACTAAAGTATCTAACATCAGATCCAAATCGTTTAGAATATATTGGCAAGATGATGAACGGTGTATCACAGACAGGCAACACTCTAATACTAGTAGATAGAATTAGTGCAGGCGAAACACTAGCAGAACTAATACCCGGGAGTACATTTGTAAGTGGCTCCGTTAAAGTAAAAGATAGGAAAGAAACTTATGATACAATACGTGAAGGAACTAATGAGGTTATTATCGCGACCTATGGAGTTGCTGCCGTGGGTCTTAACATTCCTCGTATTTTTAACTTGGTTCTTTTGGAGCCTGGGAAATCCTTTGTAAGAGTAATTCAAAGTATTGGTAGAGGCGTAAGAAAGGCAAAAGACAAAGACTTCGTACAAATATGGGACTTGACATCAACATGCAAGTTTGCGAAGCGACATCTAACTCAACGTAAAAAGTTTTACAAAGAAGCAGAGTATCCATTTACAATTGAAAAAGTGGACTGGAATTAAATGAGAATATTAACATTAGAAAACAAGTGTTTTAATTTAGACGACCTACCAGAGACTATAGAAGAAGATGTACGTTTTAGCGTACTAGACAATTCAGATCCAAAAAATCCAGACTTCTTCTTTGTGCCTTTAATTTTCTTAGAAAGTTTTAGCGCACCAGCTATGGTATTAGATATTGGTGGCAAAGAAGTCACAGTACCTGTAGACTGGAGTGTTGCAGTAGGTTGTAGTGAAAGCGGCAATGACTTAGAAGTATTGCCATTAACAAGTATTAACGATAGAGGATTCGAAGCTTTTCTTTTTAATCCATTATCAAGTTTTAAAACTGATTTTGCTGAGATTAAAATTACAAATTTTTATACAGACGTAAAATGGTACTTCCCAAAGATGAAGAACGGACAACTATTAAGTGTTCCTATTACTGAAGGTAAAGATCCTTTGTGTGCATTTTTTGTTAAAGACATTAGCAGACAATGTGAAGTAATAGAATATAGTTTATTAATGTAAGGATAGATAAATGAAAGCAGGAAAAATTTGGGGGCAGACAGAGCTCATCCATGCAAACGGTGTATTAGAATTTCATCGTATCGAATATAAAGCAGGATACAAATGTAGTGAACATGCACACGAATTTAAATGGAACGGATTCTTTGTTGAATCGGGCAAGATGATTGTTCGAGTTTGGCAAGATGATCAAGGACTAGTTGATGAAACTATTCTTGAAGCTGGTGACTTTACACAAGTAAAGCCCGGAAAAATTCACCAGTTTGAAGGGGTTGAGGACGGTGTCGCCTTTGAACTCTACTGGGCTGAATTCAATCATGACGACATTGTTCGTCGAACCTCCGGCACAGAAGTGAAAGGAAAAAAGTAACTATGTTTAAAAACATTGATAAGAAAATGATGCTTAAACTTGCAATTCTGCAGGTAGTAGTAATCGTTATCTCTAACGCCCTAGTTTCTATACCTGTAGAAATTTTTGGTGTTAAACTAACGTGGGCAGCATTTACGTTCCCATTAGTTATTCTAGCAACTGACTTAACAGTACGTATGTTAGGTAAGAACATTGCTCGAGCAACTATTGCGGCAGCGTATCCACTAGCTATCATTGGCTCAATTGCAGTTGTAATGTTAGAAGGTGCTCCACAGTCAGTAGCAATGCGCATTGGCTTTGCATCAGCAACAGCATATGCAGTAGGCACAATGCTTGATGTATATGTGTTCCAATATATTAGAGAACGCATGTCAGCTTGGTGGTTAGCGCCAGCATTATCAACTATCTTTGCAAATGTAATTGATAGTTACACATTCTTCTTTGTTGCGTTTAATAACTCAGCAGATGAATATATGGCAGCAAACTGGATTGAAATTGCAGGATCACAAACTGTACTTAAAATTGCAGTAGGCTTAATTATATTCCTACCAGCGTATGGCGTATTACTACGCTACTTAAATGGTAGATTAAATGAGAGTGATAATGGGTAATTTATTACCTAATGAAGAAATGGTTTATGAGCGTAGCGACGGTGTTGTCTACGCTCATTACCGCAACCGGCCTGAGATTGATCGTTGGATTGTAGGCGGCGATCCTGCAGGAGTAGCAAGAGCTCAAGGTGATTTAATAAGCTATAGTGAATGGCAAGAACTATGTGAGCTGTCAGAAGACTACCCTACATTGAGAAAGTTGTTAGATACACTTGTGACAACTTACTATACAATCAAGGAGCACAAATGAAAGTAAACATTAAAGACATAGGCGGCGAAGTTGTTAAGCAAGATGAAAGATATGTTGTTAAAGACAATACAACATTAAATAATCTTGCTGTAAGTAGTACTAGACTACAACCAAGAAAAGCAACATCTGGACATAGCCATACAGGACAAGAAGAAGTCTATTATTTCATTGAAGGGACTGGCAAGATGGAATTAGATGATAATATGATTAAAGTAGAACCAGGCGATGTAATACTAATTGAAGATGGTGTATTTCATCGTGTACATGCAGGTATGAATGAAGAATTATATTTTGTATGTGTATTTGACGGAGGAAGAAAACATTGAGAATTATTGCAGGGCCGTGTCAACACGAAGGTCTAGCACAGTCAGCAGAAATTGCTAAAGAGTGCAAACGTGTATGTGATAAATTTGGAATTGACTATTACTTTAAAGCAAGTTATGACAAAGCTAATCGTAGTAGTATAAACGGAGAACGTGGTGTTGGAATAAATGCAACACTAAATGATTTCCTAGCACTAAAAGATACTTTAGGTGTAAAGACACTTACAGATGTACATGACTATGTACAAATAGCTCGTATTGAACGAGAATTTAAATATGCAGTTGATGTCTATCAGATTCCTGCATTTTTATGTAGGCAGACTGATTTACTAAAAGCAGTGTGTGCTACAGATAAAATAGTAAATATAAAGAAAGGTCAGTTCATGGCACCGTGGGATATGGAAGGTGTGCTAAGTAAAACTGAAAAAGCAAAAGAAGTTTGGATAACTGAACGAGGAACTAGTTTTGGATACAACAATTTGGTTGTTGACTTTACCGGCATTGATTACATGCTTTCTAATTTTGATTGCCCTGTGGTTTTTGATGCCACACACAGCGTACAGAAGCCGGGTGGTAACGGAAGTAGTAGCGGCGGGAACAGGGATTATGTTCCTGGCTTACTTCGCTCAGCAAGTGCTTTGGGTGTTGAAGACTTCTTTATAGAAGTACATGCTGATCCTGATAATGCGCCCAGCGATGGTCCTAACATGTTGCGCTTAGAAGACTTTGAACAGGTAGTTACAGATATTATAGCATACAATTATGAAAGGCCAACCCAGTGAAGAAAACAGCAATCCTTATACCAGCTAGATATGCAAGCACACGACTTCCAAAGAAACCATTAGTAAGACTTAACGGTACAACTTTAATACGTAGAGTATACGAAGCATCTTGCATGAAGATGGATTATGATGTGTTTGTATTATCAGATACTAGTAAAGTTACTGATTTATTTCATCACGAAGCAGTATACTTAGATGATACAGAATATGCAAACGGCACTGAGCGTTGCGCAGGCGCAATTAAAGATCCAATGTTTGACAACTACGATCAGTTTATAAACGTACAAGGTGACATGCCTGATGTAACAAAACAAATGATTGAACGTTGTATTGAATGGTTACAGTACTATCCTGTTAGTACTGTGTTTACTGATATGCCTGAGGAAGAACAAAATAATCCTAACTCAGTAAAAATGGTCAATGCAGGTGATCAAGCATTATGGTTTGGTAGAGGTATGACAGGATACGGTAAATGGCACTTAGGAGTATATGGGTATAGACGCGATGCATTATCTATGTATAGCAACTTAGAAGTTACTCAAGAAGAACAAGTTGAAAACTTAGAACAATTACGTTGGTTAAAAAATGGTTGGCAAATTGGCTGTTCTAGTGTACAATATAATGGAGTAGAGATAAACACACCTGAGGATGTAAAAAAATGGCAGCAGAAAAACTGGCGATAAAAGAGATCCTTAGTTGGATTGATAACGGCGAAAGTAAAATATGGGATCACTTAGAAGATGATCACAAGAAGCAAATTAGCTTTTGGTTGCTGAATAGATATGTAGCAGGTATTAATGGTAGCCGCGAAAAACAAGAACTTGCTGTGTTTAAAACTAACGAATACTACAATAAACATTTTAATGATATCGGAGTTGGTAAAGACTCTGGACATCAAAAACTAATGTGGCAACTGTTGTGCATGAGTGGTAACACTGGCAAGAATGAATTCCATCCTTGGATCGGTTTTAAGAAACGTGACGGTAGTACTGGCAAGGCAATGCAACTGCTAGAAAAAATATATCCAAATATGAAAACAGACGAGGTTGAATTACTTGCTAGAATATCTACAAAAAAAGAACTCAAAGTACTTGCAGAGGAACATGAAATTGCAATCAAGCTCTAAGCCATACAAGTGCGAATATTGCGGAAGTAGTTATGTAAGAGAATCTACTCTGCTGGCGCATGTGTGTGAAAAGAAACGTAGAGCATTACAAAAGGATGAGCGTAGAGTACGCTTAGGATTTTATGCATTTAATCAATTTTATAAACTAAGTGCAGGTGCAAAGAAAGATAAAACATATGAAGAGTTTTGCAAAAGCAGTTACTATAATGCATTTGTAAAGTTTGGTAGTTTTGTATCTAATGTAAAACCTTTGTATCCAGAGAAGTATATTAACTATGTTGTAACTAGCGGAGTTAAACTTGATCATTGGTGTAGAGAAGAAATGTATGAAACATATGCAACTAATCTAATTAAAAAAGAAGGTGTTGAAACAGCACTAGAACGTTCAATCAATACTATGGTTGAGTGGGCAGATGAAAACAACAGCGTATGGAATCATTATTTTTTATATGCTTCGCCTAACAGAGCAGTATGGCATATTAAGGATGGAAAGATTAGTCCTTGGATTATGTTAAATTGTAAAAGCGGAAAAGAAATGTTAGGTAATTTTAACGACGAACAGCTAGGCATGATATATAATATTGTAGATCCAAAGCATTGGGGAATTCGTTTTAAACGTCAAACATCAGACGTCCAATTAGTAAAGGACGTTGTAAAGGAAAGTAAACTATGAAACTATTAAAATATCCAGATGAGTTTTTGAACAAAAAAGTTAAAGCAGTTGATTTAGATAATCCTGGTTTTGATCCTGTAGAAATTAAAGAACAAATGGTAGAACTTATGTTGTCAAGTAATGGCATAGGACTTAGTGCTAATCAAGTTGGACTAGATGCACAAGTGTTTGTTATGGGCGACAGTAAGGAGAACAGTACAATATGTATTAATCCTACAGTACTACAATACACAGAAGAAACAGTAGACGATATTGAAGGTTGTTTAAGTTTTCCAAATGTGTTTGTTAAAATTAAACGTCCTAAAGAAATACTTGCAGAATGGTATAATGAAAAACTAGAAAAACAAACTGTAAA